GTTACCAGTATCGAAGTCACCTTCAATCGCAGTTTTGATTGGTGATCTAACGAAGTGTTTTAATCCGTTAGGCACATCAGTCAATAGGAAAAAAGAATCAGTATCAGTTAAGAAATTGTTAACTGAGTACCCTTCTGGTACCATTCCCATTGAAGCGATTGCGTTGATATCGTTATCAGCAGTTCCGACTCTTTGAGGTGATTTCATCAATCTCTCAGCAGTAAATTGTAATTCTTTTGGAATTATCATTTTTCTACCTTGAGCTGCGATTTTTAAACCTCTTTCGTCTACAAAACCAGCGATATCGATTAACGCTTGCTCTAGTGAAGTTTCGTTAAGATCTGCAGCAGTTGCAAGAACGTTTGAGAAAGTACCACCAGTAGCTAGTGGGTGTGAAGCATTAATTAATGATACTCCGTCACCACCTGTTACAGTAGTTACTTGCGCTTGGTTCAATACGTTTGCAGCTTTAACTTGCTTCGTATTCGACATAGATCTTGCAAGAGCTCTTGTGTATCTTGCAGCTAATCTGTCGTATAGGTTGTCTTCGATTGCTTCCTCAGTGATAGAGAATGCTAACGCGATTGTTTCGTGGTTGTATCTACTTGTGAAAGTTTCACCAGCAGTATCAAACACTACTCCAGCACCTTCTTGTTTAGTTGGTGCAGAAGCAAAACCGCTTAACATTACTTCCTCTTCGAAAGCTCTGTCAGAAGTTTCAGTTACGAAAATTTCAGCATGCTGATTCTCGTACCTGTTGTATTCCAGGCCAAATAGTGCATTTAAACCTGGCTCTAGTTCTTTAACTAGTTGTGATCGTGATATAGCCATAATTTATTTCTCCTATTATACGCCCGTACCACTTCTATAGAAGTGATTGTTGATTCTAACAAGAATATTAGCATTATCGACAGTAGTATCCGAATTGTCTGGATCCTGTGAAATGTCGATTGCTTGTACAGCAAATGTGCTAGCAGTACCTGTAGCTGACACATCTAATTGTACTTTTGATATTCCTGTTTGAGTTACACCAGTAACATTAGTCACCGAATAGTTAGTGTACAAATCCGCTCGTGTAAAACTCTCATCAGCATCCATTAAGAACACAGCATCAGGATCATCAACAACAAACGCAGTAATGTCGCTTGCTGCTACTCCACCTGGGTAGTAGTTCTTATAAGTTGGCTTTTGAGTAGTTGGATCTGTATAAAAACATCCGTTGAAAACGCCCACAACAGCTGTTGAATTGCCAGCAGTGTGTCTGTCAATATTTCCAGTGCCTAATGGAATAACCATATCACCTTGGAAAATTGCAGTAGTGTGACCACTTGCAATTGTGTATCTATTTTGAGCGCCTACTAATGGTGTACCGTCTAGTTTTCTGTAAGGTCTTAGACCAAACTTTTCTAGTTGATTTGCCATAGTTGTTTTCTCCTATTATGTTTATATTATCCAAGCTACTTCACGGTAGGTAATGCAAAAAAATTATTTTTTACGACTACCACCAAAGGTAACTCTAGACTGCCTATTAATATTAATGGGCATGTCCGGGTGTTGCTCCTTCATAAGATCCCTATCAATCGCGTCCGTTCTGTCTTGAGTAATTTTTCTAAAATACTCAGCGCGTTGTTTCAAAATCTCCTCCGGTATCCTTGCCAACACAAGGCCACCAATTCCGATTAAACCAGCGTGTTTTCCTTCATGGATAACAGGGTAGTCATTTTCACCGATCTCACTTAAAATAGTTTCGGCTTTAACGAATTCCCAACCTTCTCTCAGTTTCTTAGATACATTACCTGGATCTTCGAATCCTGCAGTTGAAGTTCTTATCCATCTGTGTGCATAACCATGCGGTGCAGCTGGCGCATCCAAACTGGATGGTGGAGTCCAATCTTTTTTACGAGTTGATTTTTCTCTCGTACTAGACCCGCGTGAAGTTTTGTAGTTTTCCATTTTAAGCTCCTTCCTTCACGTATTTTGCGTATTCCTCTAGTGGCACCCCTAATTTCTTAGCGATAACTACCTG